GAGATGAATCCGATTTCTGGGTGAATGGTGTTGGGCCGCGGCATCAGCTGCACGGCAGAATTCCGATGGCACAGGAAAACTTGCGTGGCTGTCCACTTGCCCTCTTTATCGACCTGAACGGTGTAGCCTGGCTGCGGGTAGAGACGTCCGGGTTGAATGGAAACGTGTGTCGGCATATACGCCTGAGCACGGCGTCAACCGAAGGCAGTCACGGATGCAGCACCACTTGGCTTGATCCGCTCGCTCATGGCGCGAAGAATCCGATTCGTTTCGCTGGTCAGTCGGTTGTTCTCGCGCTGAGCATCGAGCGTTCCAGACGAATAGCCACCACCACCGACCTTGCCGAGCGAGGTGACGATGGGATCCATGGACGTGGTGCTTGCTTGGGCCAGCGGATTGGCGACCTTGGATTTTTTTGGTGTGGTGGCACGGGCGACTTGTTTGATTTCCTCGGGCTTTGGCAGGGCATCGCGGATGGTTCCCATCACATCATTCATGCGCTCACGCATGGCGCTGGTATCGATCACTTCAGCCGTGTTGCGGAAGGTTTCACCGAAGCGTCCGGCGATGTTTTCTCCTGCTTCCTTGAGTCGCTCTGCCACCTTGGTCGCGAGTGGTCCGAGTTGGTCACCAGCATCGCTGTAGCGGGCAGCAGCTTCGGCATCGAGGACATCGGCGGATTCCCGCAAGGCTCCTTGGGCGGAGTTGATCGATTCTCCTTTACCTAGGAGTTCCGCGAGAGGTTGGGCGATTTCGAGGGCTTCGGCGAGGCCACGTTGGAAGAACCCGACGGCACTGAGAAAGATGCCAATGAGTGCATTGCCCATGCCTTTCCAGAAGTCGGCGGTGGTGAGCACCTGGAAGTAGGTGATGGCCGTCTTGAATATCTCCACGATGTATTGCCCGGCAGCGGCGATGGTAGCACGCAGGGTGGCCCAGAGGAAGTTCACGCCTTGGGCAAATCCGAGTTGTAGTCCTGAGCCGACGAGGTTGAGGAATTGCCCGCTTTTGAAGATGGCGATCACATACTGGACGGCGTCGCGGATTTTGGTTCCTGCCTGTGCAGCTAAGGGGGCGAGTTTCTGCGCGAGTGCGATGGCCTGCTCCACGAGAGGACGGATGGCGTCGTTGATCGGCGTTCCAAGAGTGAGGAAGACCTCGTTGATCGTGTCCTTGAGCGTGGAGAACAGTCCGTTGGTCGTCTTGCTCTGCGCCTCCATCATGCCCGAGAACTTACCGCCCTGTGATGTCATATTGATGAACGCCTGCTCGATCTGTGGGAAACCCACCTGACCTGATTCGACTAGCTTCTTCACTTGGGAATCAGACACACCGAATTGCTTAGCGAGTTCGCCGATTATCGGAATACCCCGGCCAGTGAGCTGGTTGATGTCCTCGGCGAAGAGCCGTCCCTGGACCCGTGCTTTGCCATAGAGTTCCGCGATCTCATTGACCGGTGCCTGCACACCTGCAGACACGTCGCCAATGCGGGCGAGAGTTGCAGCCACCGTGTCGGAACCTTCACCGAAGGCGATGAGCTTGCGGCCGGCATCCGCGAGCTCAGGAAATTCGAATGGGGTCTTTGCCCCAAGTTCACGAAGTTGCGCGAGGGTTTGCTCCGCCTTGCCCGCATCCCCAATCAGGGTCGCAAAGGCTACTTTCGTTTGCTCGAAATCTGCGGCGGAAGTAACCGCCTTCATTCCTGCGGCTAGTGCTACGCCGCCACCAGCGAGAGCTGCCCCGAGCCCGACTTTCAACCCAGCGGCGGTGAGGCTTGCCATCTTCTTGGCAGAAGCAGCGACCATGGCCGTGGCTCCCGCCATTGATCGTCGCAAGGCAGTGATGTCGGCTCCAAGGGTGACGGTGAGTGCGCTCATGCGCCGGGGGTGGAGTCAACTGAGACAAATCCCGTCTGCTCTGCGGGAATTAATATCACCACGACTAGGAAATTTCTTTTGGTGGTAGGCTCCCGAAACATGCCAGTTGCTGTCAGCTGGACAGTGGGCTGGGTAAAATGGAGGTTCCTAAAATCTCTTAAGATTAGATGTTGCCATTAATTTTTTACTAGTCTGATTCTCCGATTACAGATGTCGCAACCCAACTAGGCCGCATTTCATCATCATTTAAGGAACTGAATCCAGTATTTGCAACCGAACTCACACTTTCTCCGTCTTTGTTGTAGTATTGTGCCGACACCACTGTTCCACTATTAAGTTTGATATCCCAAAGTTTTTGACCTTCGCCATGCCATCTTAAGCTCTGTCCATCGGGAGCGCCATTCTTGAAATTAGTTTCAACTCTTTTATTTCCATTTGAAAACCAATTTATGAATTGCCCGTTTATAACTCCATTATCCCAGTTTAAGACCATCTGCTTAACTCCATGATCCCACCATTGAGTCTCAAGGCCATTTTTCTTACCGTTTTCATATGCAACCTCGGCCTCCTTCTGCCCACTTTCATACCACGTAGAAAATTTACCGTGGCGTATTCCGTTAGTATAACTACTCTCTGATTTTTTTTGCCCGTTATCATACCACTGCACAGCTTGACCGTCTAACAGGCCATCCTTGAATGAAAATAAAATTAACACCTGCCCGTTGGGGTGCATTTTCTTAAGCCAGCCTGTATAAGGGGCGTCACTGTTTGGAGCGTAAGATAGCAACTCATCATTATTTAGCCGTTGCTGAATTTTCTCCCAATCTAATGCGTTCTCGACAATCTTCTTAACCGATTTAGGATCATTTAAATCTGCTTCTCCGCAGCTAAAAACCAAAAAACATGTAGCAATCACGAATAAATTAACTAATTTCATCGGGGTAAATATTTTAATTTTTTCGAATTGGCGTCAAGAAAATTTATTCTTTGATTTAAGTGCAGTATCTTAGAGTAAATGTCCATACTCTTATGATACTGGTTTGGGGTGCCTCCTTCAGCTCCGTATTTTACCGTCCACGGACGGTAGCGCAAGGTTTTGCTTTTGAGTGTGCATACACTAATGTGAAAGAATCTAACTAAATTGGCATTTCCATAAAAATCATCCTTAGCAAGGCGACTTATCTAAGTTTTGTCGTAATTGCTGAAGTGTAATCCGCGCACTAACGGCCTGTGGTGATGCAGACCAATTCGTCCTAATCCCATTTCTCCGCAACAAACAGTGCTGATACTGAACGAGTTTCGCGAGCGGCATGAACAGGATCCGTTCTTCGCTCCATCCGGTTTCAGATGCCACGGCAAAGACCTGAGCAGCTAGGAAGCCGGGTTCGTCGCAGGGATGGGCTTTTTTCCGCCGAGGTCTCCTATGGTATCTACCTGTGCCGCTTCCAGTTCACGGCTTTGCTCTTCGAGTCGTTTGAAGGCGATTTGGAAATCCGCAGGGGTGAGTCCTCCGCAGAAGATCAGCGCGGCTTCACGGAATCCTTGATCGTGGAAAGACGCCCGCACCACCTCGGGCCACGGGGCGCAGTGGGTGAACACAAATCCCATGATCGCCGATGTGAATTCCGGTGTGCCGTCTGTTGGCGTTTCGCCTTTCACCAGCGGGTTGCCGGTTCTGAGAAGCACATCGTAACTGGCCAGCGATAGTGGGCGCATGGCGTGGCCACTGACGATGGTTTCGACATCATGGAAGGCGGAGGAGAGTAGTTTTTGGCGGTCTGTATCGTTCATGGCTTAGAGGTGGCGAAGGTAGAAATCTTCCACAGAGGGCGAGGCATCGAGTGGGATGAAGGCGATCTTGCCCCGGCGTTTGACGCAGGCGAGTGGCACGTCCTGTTTCACCTTGTCCACCAGGCGCTCACGGTTGAGCAATGCGCACTTGATGTAGGCGAACGGATGCTCTGGATTGGCGAGATGCCAAGCGTCATTATGCCATGCCTCGATGAGTGCCTTGGTATCAAATTTGCCGCAGTGGCTTTGAGGCTCGAAGAACCAGACCGTGCGTTCACCACGAATGCCGTCACCAACAACACGAACGAATGGCTTCTCGGCAAGAGGTATGCCCACTGCCGTCAATGCAGCGGCAAGACAGGTATTGCTGGTAGCGGTGGAGGAAAGATGTGATACGGCCTTCATAGAGGGATCTCGTTGTCGTTAGGATCAAGCACCACCAACAGCGGCAAGGAATGGATAGTGGGTTGCGGTGAGGTCGATTTTTTCGAAGTCCTCATTGTTGAGACTGCGGCTGACTTGCATCAGAACCGTCATGCCACCCGTCTGTTGCAGGTGCGCGGGAATGGCATTCGATAGAGCAAGTGCGGCTCCGATCTTGCCACTGAACGACGAGGTCTTGGCCACCAGTCCCGAGAGTTTGATTTCGACTTTCTCCTGGTAGAGCGAGAGGCCGATGATTTCTCCGCTCTTGTTGAGCACAGGTTTTTCTTGGTTGGAGTAGTCGAAGGAGAGGTCGGTGATGAGGATCCCCGCTTGATCGTTCGGGATGCCCCAGTTGCCAGTAGTGCCGATGAAAGTCGCAGACATTTGCTGCGGTCCCGATGTCAACTGCATCACACGGCAGAGACCACGGCCTCGTAGCTCAGCACGGTTTCCCGACCACGAGATTCGTCTGGCGTGGTGACACTCTCGCGCTCGATCAGGTCATGAAGGCAAAACGATTCGG